AGCCTCGGCGAGACCTGGGAAGACGCCGGAGACGTCGTCGAGGCGAAAGGCCTGGCAAGCCGAGTCGAATCCTACACGGCCGCGCACGTGCCGCCGGCCGTCCGCCTGGACACGCTCGGGACCGACGTGCAGGACGATCGCCTCGAATGCACCTTCTGGGGCTGGGGCGAGGAGGAGGAGGGCTGGCGCCTCGGGCATTACGTCCTGCGCGGAGATCCCGGCGGCCAGGCGCTATGGGCCGAGCATGACGCGCTGCTCGTGAAGCGCTTCGCGACCGACGACGGCCGCGAGCTCGTCGCGGAGTCGACCTGCGTCGACAGCGGCGGCCACTACACGGAGGCGGTCTACGCCTACTGTGCACGGCGCAAACGTCAGCGGGTCTTCGCGATCAAGGGCCAGGGCGGGCCCGGCCGGCTCGTATGGCCGAAGCGACCCGGCAAGGCGAAGGCGAAAAACGTCTCGGTCTGGATGATCGGCGTCGACACGATCAAGGACGTGATTTACGGGCGCCTGAAGCGGGTGATCTCGCCGGGCCCCGGCTATCTGCACTTCGACGCGGACACCGAGGAGGACTGGCTCGAGCAGCTCACCTCGGAGACCGTCGTTACGCGCATGACCAACGGGCGCCGTGTGCGGCTGTGGCGGCCCCGTCAGACCGGCATCCGCCAGGAAGCGCTCGACTGCACCGTCTACGCCTACGCGGCCATGATCGCTCGAGGTGGCGCGCAGCTGCTCGGTGCCCGAGTGGCGCGCCAGGCGGAGCACGCGAAGCCGCCGATCGAGCCCGAGGCAAAGGCCGACCCTCCGCCGGACTTCCGGCGACCCCAGCGAGCGCCAGCGCGGCGCCGCGGCAACTGGACAACCGGCTGGAAATGAAATGACGACCGCGACGCAAGTACCCGACGAGCTGATCGCCGGCGACACGTGGGAATGGACGCGCGAGCTCGCGGACTATCCGCCGGCGACACACTCGGCCGCCTGGTATTTCGAGAAGGCGGACGGCAACTTTAGCGTTTCGGCTGGCGAGACGGGCAACCTCTACACGGGCACGGTCGCGGCCGCCACGTCGGCCGGCTACCGGGCCGGCAAATATCGCTGGCGCCTGCTCGTGACGCGCACCGCCGACTCGGTTCGGAAGACGGTCGAGCAGGGCTGGCTCGAGGTGCTGCCCGATCCGGCCGCCGCCGGCAACGTCGACCACCGCACGACGGCGCGGATCATGCTCGACAACGTCGAGGCGTACCTGCGCGATCCGTCGAATGTCATGGCGGCAAATTTCGCCCTGGGCGGCCGCTCGCTGGTGCGCTGGTCGCGGGCCGACCTGCTGGTCGAGCGCGACAAGCTCAAGAGCGAGGTCAAGTCGGAAGAGGCCGCGGAGAAGATCGCCGCCGGCCTCGGCAACCCACGCCGCATTTACACGAGGCTCTCCCGTGTCTGAACCGTGGTTTAAGACTCCGCTCGGCAGGGCGACGCTCGAGGCCGCGAAGGCGGCGCTGCCGCCCAAGCGCGCGACCCGTCAATACGCGGGCGCTCGCGTGTCCCGGCTGACGACCGGCTGGGGCACGGCGAGCACCTCCGAGGACGCCGAGCTCTCGTCGAGCCTGCGAGCGCTGCGCGATCGCTGCCGCGCCCTGGTCCGTGACGCTGGCTATGCGAAGCGCGCGAAGGTCGTGGTCGTCAACAACGTCGTGCACGTCGGGATCGGCCTGCAGGCCAACGTCCGCTCGACCCGCGGCGAGCGCTTCGACCGCGTCAACGAATCCATCGAGAAGGCCTGGGCGGACTGGTGCCGGGCGGACAGCTGCCACACGGGCGGCTCTCTGCACTTCGCCGACCTCGAGCGCGCCCTGATGGGCCAGGTGTTCGAGACCGGGGAGATATTCGTCCGCCTGCACTTCGCGCCCTTCGGCCGCTCGGCCGTGCCGCTGGCGCTCGAGCTGATCGAGCCCGAGCGGATCGCCGACGATTTCCAGCAGCCGCCGCCGGGCTCCGTCGGCGAATACCGGCTCGGCATTGAGCAGGACGTCTTCGGACGGCCGCTGGCGTACTGGATCCGTGACCGTCACCCCAACGAGGCACACGTCCGGCCGGGCCGATCCGACCGTTTAGTAAGGGTTCCGGCCGCTGAAATCATTCACCTGCGCATCATCGAGCGCTGGCCGCAGTCGCGGGCCGTGCCGTGGATGCACGCGGTCGCGCGCAAGCTCAACGACGTCGACGGCTACACCGAAGCCGAAATCGTGGCCGCCCGCGGCGCCGCGAATTACATGGGCGTCATCGAGTCCGACGCCGACGACTTCGGCGAGCAGCAGGACGACGGCACGACGCAGATGGAGCTGCAGCCCGGCATCGTCGAGCGGCTGCGCCCGGGTGAGAAGTTCGACCTGGTCGCCCCGAATCGCCCGAATGCTGCCGCCGACCAGTTCATCCGCCTGATGCTGCGCGAGATCGCGTCGGGCATCGGGCTCAGCTACGAGAGCCTGAGCCGCGACTATTCGCAGTCGAATTATTCGAGCTCGCGCCTCGCGCTGCTCGACGATCGCGACCTGTGGCGCGTGCTGCAGGGTTGGTTTATCCGCACCTTCCGCCAGCGCCTGCACGAGACCTGGCTGCAGCAGGCCGTCCTCGCCCGCGCGATCTCGGCGATCAGCGTCGAAGAGTACGCAATCAACCCGGCGAAGTTCGAGGCCGTGCAGTTCAAGCCGCGCGGCTGGGGCTGGGTCGATCCGACCAAGGAAGTCGAGGCCTACAAGGAAGCCGTGAAGGCGGGCTTCACGACCGTCGGCGATGTCGTCGCCGCCACCGCCGGCGGGCTCGACCTCGAGGACGTCGCCAACGCCAGGCGTGACGAGCTCGAGCTCTTCGAGGAGCTCGATCTCACCTTCGACACGTCGCCGGAGGTCTACGTCAAGGCGCAGGCCAAGCCGGCCGAGCCGGCAGCAGAACCCGCGGCGGCGAAACCTGCCGAAGACGATCCAGAAGACGAGCCGGCGCAGGCGCGCGTCGTCACACTCAGGAGATAGCAGCAATGACCGGTTACGTTGACTCTAACCCGATGTGGGAAGACCTGCGGTTTCCCGTCGCCGGCATCAATCCGCCCGGCGCAGTGTCGGACCCGGCGCGCAACACCTCGAACGGCCTGCTCGAGTTCGCGGCGAACGCCGACAATATCGTCGCGATCCAGGTGCAGATGCCCCACTCGTGGGCCCGCACGCCGATCATTCCGCACGTGCACTGGCGGAAAAAGACGGAGGGCGCGGGCAATGTCCTGTGGAAGCTGACGTACGAGTTCGTGAACCGCGGCGGCACCTTCACCGATACGCCGGCGTTTCTGGCCGTGTACGAGACCCTCGGGGAGGCGGACCCGGTCGGCCACGCGCTCGTGCACCTCGTGTCCGTGTTCGGCGAGATTCCAATGACGGGGATGGATATTTCCTGCATGGGCATCCTCACGCTCTCCCGCCTGCCCAACGACGGGACGGACTCGTACGACGGCATCGCGCAGCTGCTCGAGTTCGATATTCACTATCAGGTCGACTCGTTCGGCTCGATCCTCGAAGGGGCGAAGCAGGGCACGGTCGTCGACGCGGCCCTCGGTTACGGCTACTCGGTCAACCAGGGCCAGCAGACGCCGAGCACCACGCTCCCCGACCTGGCGCCGCGGCCGTTCCCGCCGGAGTCGTAAGCGATGAGCGACAAAATCAAGATCCCGCTGCAGCTGCGGGAGGCCGAGCTGCACGCCTTCGAGCGGACGGCCGGCGAGCCGACGCGGCTGACGTTTGCGCTGTCGAGCGAGGCGCCGGTCGAGCGCTTCTTCGGCATGGAGATCCTGTCGCACGAGGCGAGCGCCGTGCGCATGGATCGCGTCACGCGCCAGGCCATGCCGCTGCTCTTCAATCACGAACGGAACGATCCGGTCGGCATGGTCGACGCGGGCCGCCTGGCGGACGGGCGCCTGGTCGTCGACGCGCACCTGTTCGACACGGCCAGGGCACAGGAAGTCGGCGCCATGCTGGCCGGCGGCCTGCGCAACGTCTCGGTCGGCTACCGCATCCACGACGCCGAAGAGGACCGCAAGTCCGGCGAGATCCGCGTCACCGATTGGGAGCCATACGAGGCCTCAATCGTCACGATTCCAGCGGACCCGTCGGTCGGCCTCGGCCGCTCGGGCGAGCAAGAGTTCGAAGTTTCCATTCGTTC